AAATAAAGATTTTTATTTAACAGAAGGTACCTTAGATTATGGTACTAACTATAATACTGTCTATAATAAGATAACATCAACTCAGACCACATCATTATTGAATACCCCGTATTTTGTAAATTCATTTATTAAAGGTGTTGATAATGAGAGAGATGGGGTACAAAACCCATATGTTGGTTTAGGATATATGTATTTAAACTCATTACCACTACCTACACTGAGTGAGAAATTTTTAACTAAAAATATTTCAGACGAGGGTGTTGCATCTAATGTGTGGAGTAATTACATCTATGCAGGTTTAAGTAAATTCTCAGCAATCCATAAAATCCCATATCCGTGGATATTGAAGTACGGTTCTATATGGCATAGATACAAAGAGGATAAGTTAGGTAATGGTGATATACTGGATGGTATATGGGAAGATTTTGATTATGTTGATGCTTATGACCCTATCAATGGTAATATCAATAAAGTATATGAAGTTCAAAACCTAAATGGTGGTTCATATGATTATGTCCCTGAAGATTTAAAAACGACAGTTAGTGGTCAGATATTATCATTAAATAATGGTTTTTATCCTAAAGTTATTAACAACACTTATAGGTTCTTTACTGGTGAAGAGGTATTGGTTAACTATGACAATACCGAATTAGATGATATGTACACCAACGGTGGGTTTAAATCAGGTCATTTAAATGAAAGCAGATTGTTTGCAGGATATGACGAAGTCAACCCTACAAGACATTTAGAATACCAAAGTTGGTTCCAATATTTTGATATTGATGGAAACAAGGCATTTGATACTGATTCGAACAATTCTATTTTGGTTATCCCTTCTGCTGGTTTCCAAAAGTTTAATCAATCAATAAAAGAGTGTTTAGACAACAACGGTAAACTAACACAAGATATTGAAGGTAATCCGTCAGTTCAAAACGGTAATGTAAGGTCATTATGGGGTGCACCTAACTACGGATATTTTAACAATCAGTGGGTTAGAAAACCAAACACAAACGAATACATCAAAGTTATCGATAGTTCAGAAGAACAACAAAACGCGTTTAACTTAATCAATAAAGATAGTGATAAGAACTATAAATCCGTTGAGGAAATATTCTCTATATTCTCAAAAGAGATGTTGGACGATTTTGAAAAACACTTCTTAAATTTCTGTAAGAAAGAAAAAGATTTTGAGGATATAGTTCCTAACCCATCAAAGATTAATAACGACAACTACTTGGGTGAATTTAATGTTAGTTACGATGATAACATTGAAAGAGTGATGAAAACGTTATTATTTGTTCAAAAAAATACTAATATTACGTTATCACAAAACACTTCTGGTGGTGAGAATAATCTTGTTAAAAACATAACTGAGGCTCAAACTCAAAGATTTGTGACTAAATCAAATGAGTTTTTAAATAAGGAGGTGATATTAAAGATTGGTAATCCTGGTCAGTTTGACCGTAGGGTATTTGATTCTTTTTCATCTAATGAAGATTTTATACCTGTTGATAAGATTGAATTCGGACCGTATGTAGAAAACACGGTACCGACTGCTGCAAACGGTGTAACATTATTGACGAGTCAAACAAATCACCCTGAAGCATGGGAAGCGTTATATTTGTATGTTGGTGAATATGTGGAAGACGGTCTAAAGTATAGTGACGGTGGTTCATATATTACTGATTTCTTCCCTGAGTTTAATGTGGAGTTTACTGAATCAAATGTTATTGACTTAAGTAGGTTGATAAAAGTTTATGCCAGTAAAAAGTATAATGATAACAATTTAACAAGAGGACTGTTCCTACAAGATTTTGAATCTTTTATGAATCAAAATCAATTGAATCAGTATAATATGTTAAATCAAATATTCTCTAACCTTAATAGACGATTACCATCGGTTGAGGAAAGTAAAAAAGAGGTGAGAGTATCAAAACTTGATGGTAATACTAATAAGAATGAAATTTGGACGGTGTTCAAAAACATGAACGATAGATGGATATCAGGTCAAGACGTTAAAGGTAAAACATTATTTGAACAATTCTTATTCTTAGATAGTGGTAACAGACCGATAGGTGACAAGGTAATTATTAATATTGAAAAATTAAGAGAAACATTAAAAGGTTATACTGCAACTGATAGCGTATTAAACCTGATGGGTTCAATATTAGAAGACAATAACTTTGTCTTTATGCCGACACCAACATATGCAAACTTCTTTGGTAGAAACGAAAGGGTAAAAGAGGGTATGCCTGACCCATCATATAGTGATATTGCGAACAATGCGTTTGGTACATTCTTAGAGGTAGACACTCACGGTTCCGAACCAAAGTTCTTGGCAATTTATGTTGGTAAAGTATCTGAGAAAATTAATACATCACCTGAAAATGAAAATTACTTATATCAAGATGATGCATTTGATATTTCAAAATCAACTAATAACCCTTTAAGGTCGTCACTTGACGGGGTGGACAACTTCTCAAATAGAAATAAAGTTGTGGCATTTAATGTGGATTTTGGTGTTAGAAACCAAAACATGTTTAAATCAATTTCTATTGATATGTCACAAAGAAAAAATATTGCACCAACCTTTGAAATTTTAGCTGGGTTAGGTGCTATGGGTGACGGTATGAAAGTTGCTCAGCAGACTGCCAGTTTATATAACTTCTATAAAAATTCAAGTTACAACTGTACGGTAAGCTCTATGGGTAATGCTATGATTCAACCAACAATGTACTTTAATCTTAGGTATGTACCGATGTTCTATGGTCCATATTTGATTACAAGTGTTAATCACGATATTACAACTAGAGATTTTAGTACAACATTTGAAGGTGTAAGGGCAACAAAATACTCTTTACAGTTACCAGATAGTTTGGTTTCTAGTGTGAATGTGGATTTAGTACAAAATTATCTTTCAGACGTTAGAAGGTTGGCATCAACAAATAGTAGACTAACTGAGAGTGAGGTAAAAAGAAGTGACAATATTAAAAACAGTACAACTTCAACTAATAATAAAAAACAGGGTGAAGATAATAAGTGTATTGCTCAACAAAAGTTAGATAAACCATACGAGAAAAATAAGAAATCAACAATTAACAGTTCAACGTTTAAAGCTGCGATTAACAAGATTTCATTGTCTGAAGATGTTAAGAAATATATTTTTGGTGTTGGTTATGTTGAAACAGGTGTGGGACAAAACTTAACTGCTTTCAATAATAACTTCTTTAATCTTAAGAATATAAAAGAAAACGATAGATGGACAGTAGACTTTAAAAAACAAACATGTGTTAAGGATAATGGATTTGACATTCCATATTTGGCTTTTGATAGTTTGTCAGATTCTGTTAAATTTATGAATGATATATGTAGTCAGTATGAAAACATTATACAGGCATTTTTAGCCAACACATCTATAAATGGTGACTTGGCAAAATCATTTACTTACATATGGTATTATACACTTAGGTTTACAAAATTAGATAAACAAATAAACACGAGTGAAAATATTAATGACAACGTTGAAACCATAATTGCGACTATTGACGGTGAAATTTCTAAAAATTCTGAATCCAAAAAAACATTTGATAAGGGATATGATATGTTTGGTAGAAAGATAAACAAGTGGGATAACAGTTAAAAATTAGAAAAACACTAATTAACGTATATTTATTAATAAAAAGATTATGAATACAAAATCATTATTAGACCAGTATTTGTCAAAAGACACTAGAATTACTGAAAGAGATTCGGGTAATGGTTACAAAGAAGTTTGTGACTTAGACACAGGTGATTGTTACACTGTTAGAATGAAAGACGGCCTTATTGAAAGAGTAGATAACACAATGAAATTAAACAGAACTCTTAAGGTTGAAACACCACAAGGAGTAAAAACTCTTTTAAACGGTTAAAAAGAATTATTATGTCAGTAGATAAAAAAATATTAAAAGAAATTGAGTCTTATAAAAGAATCAATAAGTATATTCTTGAACAAGAAGAACCTGTCGACCCCGCGGCCGACCCAGCATTAGATTTAGGTGGTGATGCTGAAGCACCTGCTGGTGATGAAATGGGCGAACCACAACCTGTAGATGTTGATACAGACCCAGATGTTGAGGTTGTTGATGAACCAGGTATGGAAGGTGGTGATGAAGTATCGTCTGATGAAGTTTCATCTGATGAGGGAACTGAAGAATTAGATATCACTGATTTAGTAACCACACAAAAAGACATGTCTTCAAAGCAAGAAGAGTATATGGAGACAATGATGGATAGATTGAATGACTTAACAAGTAAGTTAGAAGATATGGACCAAATTTTACAAAAGATTAATGATTTGGAACATAAGGTTGAAAAATACCGTCAAAAATCTCCTGAAGAAAAATTACAATTAAGAAGTTTAGACAGTTACCCATACAATCAAAAATTAACTGATTTCTTTTCAGACAAAGAAGTTGAAATGGAAAAAACAGGTAAAAATGAATATGTTTTAACTTCTGATGAAGTTGAAAACTATAGTGATGGTGAGATTAAAAAATCTTTCGACACACCATTTGAAGATGAAGGAATGTAATTGACAAACCAAAAAATATAGACTATAATAAGACCACAATTCGTGGTCTTTTTTATTTTATAACCATTTGACTAAATCACCTTATGTGTTATATTTAAAAGAGAGTAAATAAGAAATAAATTAAAAAGAGTAAAAAAGAGAAACTATGGCAAATGCATTAGACGCTGTACTGGCACAGTACGAAAAAAACACCTCTAAAAATAGTGGTGGTAATCAGTCGATGTCTCAAGAAGACCGACTAAAACGTTATTTCACAACGTACCTACCTAAAGGTACTAAATCAGGTCAGAAAAGAGTTCGTATTCTACCAACATCAGACGGTTCATCTCCATTTAAAGAGGTGTGGTACCACGAGGTACAAATTGATGGTAAGTGGACTAAACTCTACGACCCAGGTAAAAATGATGGTGAACGCTCTCCACTTACTGAGGTATATGAAGAGTTGATGTCAACAGGTAAAGAGTCAGACAAGGACTTGGCTCGTCAATACCGTCCACGTAAATTCTACATTGTAAAACTTATCGACCGTGAAAATGAAGACCACGGACCTAAGTTTTGGAGATTCAAAGACAACTACAAGCAAGAAGGTATCTTGGATAAAATTATCCCTATTTGGAAGGCTAAAGGTGACGTAACCGATGCTAACGAAGGTAGAGATTTGATTATCGAGTTGGCTAAAGCAAAAACTCCAAAAGGTATTGAGTACACTGTGGTTCAAACAGTTATGTATGACGACCCATGTGCAATTCATGAAGACGCAGGTCAAATGAAAGAGTGGGTTGAAGACGAACTTACTTGGCAAGACGTATACGCTCAAAAACCTGTTGAGTATTTGGAAGCAATCGCAAGAGGTGAGACACCTGTTTGGGATTCAGAGTTGAAAAAATATGTTTATGGTGAGGAATCAGAAATGTCTATCGGTGGTTCATCTTCTACAACTGAAGATACAGTAGACCCACAAGCTACGGCTGAGGTAGATGACGACCTACCATTCTAAAGAAAGTTAACATGATGGTGCAGGCAATGTCTGCACCATCTTTATAATGTAAAGATTATGGCAATTAAGAAAAAAGATTTTAGTAGTATTAAAAAGAAGTTCTCAACTTCTGCAAAATACAAACCCCAAAGATTTTTTGATTTGGGTGAACAGTTCTTGGATGCTGTTGGTGTTCCTGGTCCTGCAATTGGACATTTAAATATGTTCTTAGGTCATTCAGATACAGGTAAAACTACTGCGTTGGTAAAGACTGCGGTTGATGCTCAACGAAGAGGTATGTTACCTGTGTTTATCATCACAGAACAGAAATGGTCTTTTGAACATGCAAAACTTATGGGTTTTGAATGTGAGGAAGTGGTTGATGAGGAAACGGGTGAATTGGATTGGGATGGATTCTTTATCTTTAACAACAATTTTGAATACATTGAACAAATCACAGATTATATCAACGAACTATTAGATGCACAAGCAAAAGGTGAGTTAGAATATGATTTGTTGTTCTTATGGGATTCTGTAGGTTCAGTACCGTGTAAAATGACTTATGAAGGTAAAGGTGGTAAACAACACAACGCGGCCACTTTAGCTGATAAGATTGGTATGGGTATCAACCAACGTATTTCAGGTTCTCGTAGAGCGGATTCAAAATATGAAAACACATTGGTTATTGTTAATCAACCGTGGGTTGAACTACCTGACAATCCGTTTGGGCAACCAAAGATTAAAGCTAAGGGTGGTGAGTCTATTTGGTTAAACTCGTCTTTGGTATTTTTATTTGGTAATCAAAAAAATGCGGGTACCAACAAAATCACGGCAGTTAAAGACAAGAGAAAAGTTAAGTTTGCGACCAGAACTAAAGTATCTGTGATGAAAAACCATATTAATGGTTTGGGTTATGAAGATGGTAAAATCATCGTAACACCTCATGGATTTTTGGCTGGTAAAGATTCAACAGAAGAAAAGAAGTCTATTGAGGCGTATAAGTCTGAACAGGCGGACTATTGGAAAGAGGTCATCGGAACAGAGGGTGACTTCAAATTGGAAGAAGAAAAAGAAGTGTAACCATTTAACACAATAAACGTGGTTAAAACATTATTAGTAGACGGAAATAATTTATTCAAAATAGGTTTTCACGGTGTTAGAGAATTCTATCACGAAGGAAAACATATTGGTGGAATTTATCATTTCGTTAATACTATCAGAAGGTTCTTAACTGAACACAACTATGACAAAGTAATCGTCTTTTGGGATGGAGAAAATAACTCCGCCCAAAGACGACTTATTTCCCCTGATTATAAACAAAACAGAAAACAAACATTAAACGAATCTAAGAGAGAATCGTTTGAATGGCAGATGCAACGCATTCAAGCATATCTTGAGGAGATGTTTATACGTCAGGTATCCATAGAAGAAACTGAAAGTGATGATTTAATTGCATACTATTGTCAAATATCTGAAGACGAGTACAAAACCATATTCTCTTCAGATAAAGACCTTACACAACTTATCTCAGAGAATGTTGAGGTGTACCAACCCATGAAGAAGATAACTCTTAAGAACGGAGATTTGGTACCTCTAAAAGACATCTCAATACCCCATAGTAATATTGCAACATTTAAAATTATATCTGGTGATAAATCAGATAATATTGACGGTATTCAATATATGGGTGAAAAGACATTTGTTAAATTATTTCCTGACATAGTTGATAATACGGTATCTGTTGACGATATTAAACAACGTGCTGAGGAATTACACAAAACGGACAAAGACAATCGAGCATTACAAAACCTTTTATCGGGTAAAACAAGAAAAGGGGTTTTTGGTGAAGAATTTTTTGATATTAACAAAAAACTCGTAGATTTGTCCAAACCATTGCTAACTGAAGAGTCAAAGGAGACTATTGAACTTTACCATAAAGAAAATTTGGACCCCGATGGTAGAGGATATAAGAACCTAATGAGGATGATGATGAGTGATGGAATTTTTAAGTACCTACCTAAACATGACAATGCTTGGGTAGAATTTTTAACACCTTTTATGAAACTTACTCGTAAAGAAAAAAGAAGATTTAAAAACAAAAAAAGAAAATTATGAAAGAAAAAAGTGACGTTACAAAGTTAGAGTTTTTGTTAACACTTAATGACAACATTGTAGTACAGAGATACTTCAATGTTAGGGGGTACAATCCTAAGGCGAGAGCTAGTGTTGATTTGTACAATTTGGTAAGGTCTCTTTCTGAGAACATTCAGAAAGATTTAAAGACTAAAGCGTTGAATTATCTTAACGATAATGCTGAACAAATTTTTTCAAATCCTGACATTTTGGACACCTCAAACACGGACGGTCCTGAGAATTTTAATGTCTATATTAGGATAGGAGATGAGACAATTTGTCATAGAATATGGGACGCAAAGGTATACCCTCCAAAGACAAGATATACCGTAGACGTACGCCCACACCTAAAAAAGTTGCTTCGCGACTTGACTGACATTTTTTCATCGGAAAATTTATCTTACACCTACATGGACTATCAACTAGTTTAACCATATTTATATTCTACACACAAAGATTAAAGCTTAATAAATTATGTCAAAAGAAAAGAATTTTGGATACCTCGGAAACACATTTCAACTACAACTTCTTAACAACATTATCCTATACAAGGATTTTGCGAATTCTATCGTAGATGTTCTCGAACCAAAGTACTTTGACAATCAATATTTTAAGTTAATCATGCAGATGACGAAGGAGTACTATCAGAAGTACGAACACACTCCTTCATTTTCAACTTTAGAACAGATTACAAAGTCCGAAGTAACATCTCCAATGGCTCAAAAAATGGTCCTGGATATGATTGGGCAAGTAAAAGAGGCTTCAAACGAGGGTCACCAATACGTTCAAGAGAAGTCTTTAAAGTTCTGTAAACAACAAGAACTTCAGAAGGTAATGACCAAAGCTCAAAAGATTATCGACAAAGGTGATTTTGAGTCATACGACCACTTAGAAGAGATGGTTCGTGAAGCATTACAGGTAGGTGAAGTTGATTCTGGAACTGCAGATGTTTTCTTTAATTTGGATGAGGTTTTGGATGACGATTTCCGTCACCCGATTCCGATGGGTATTGTCGGTATTGACAACCTACTAAAAGGTGGGTTGGCAAAAGGTGAGATTGGAGTAATACTGGCACCTACTGGTGTTGGTAAAACAACGGTCTTAAGTAAGATATCCAACAACGCATTTAACTTGGGTTACAATGTGTTACAGATATTCTTTGAGGACAATCCTAAAATTATCCAAAGAAAACACTTCACTATGTGGACAAAGATTGCTCCTGACAATCTGTCATTACATAAAGAAGATGTTTTAAATAAAGTAAGACAGATTAAGGAAAATGCTTCAAATAGACTGGTCTTAAAAAAATTACCGTCAGACACATTAACCATGAATCAGATTAAAAATCAGATTCGTAAAATGATTGCTGAAGGTAATAAGATAGATATGGTTGTTTTGGATTATATTGATTGTGTCGTTCCTGATAAAAATTTAGGGGACGAATGGAAAAGTGAAGGTTCAGTAATGAGAGGTTTTGAAGCGATGTGTCATGAGTTAGACATTGTTGGATGGACTGCAACACAAGGTAACCGTTCCTCTATTTCATCAGAGGTGGTTACGACTGACCAAATGGGTGGTTCTATCAAAAAAGCACAAGTTGGTCACGTAATTATTTCTGTTGCAAAATCATTACAACAGAAAGAAATGAATTTGGCTACAATCGCAATCACCAAATCTCGTATTGGTAAAGACGGTATCGTGTTTGAAAATTGTAAGTTCGACAACGAGATGATGGAAATCGATACAGAATCAAGTGTTACTTTCTTAGGTTTAGAAGAACAAAAAGAAGAAAGAAACAAAGACCGTATCAAAGAATTATTGGAGAAACGTAAGAATAGAGAAAATTCTAACAACAACAATCAAACTCCAAACATTAAATAAAATACAAAGAAAATATTATGGAAAGTTTAATTAGTCAGGTAAGTAAAGACATTCGTTATGTCATTAAAAGAAGCGGAGATAAAGTCCCATTTCAAACAGAAAAAATTGAAAGGGCAATCCTAAGTGCTATGGAAAGTATAGATAGAGTAGATGAAGAAGCTGCGGAAAGAATCGCAAGAATATCTACAAAAGCTCTATTCAGAAATAATAAAGATAATGTTCCACATGTTGATGAAATTCACGATATGGTGGAGAACAAACTAATGGATAACGGTTTAAATGAGATTGCTAAAGAATACATCATTTATCGTTCTAAACATAGACCAAACATTTTTGCAAAGAGAGTAAACCTTAAACCTTATGACTACCCAAGTTTAAATGAGTATGTCGATGCTATTCGTCATTCATATTGGGTACATACTGAGTTTAATTTTACTTCAGATATTCAGGACTATAAAGTTCACTTAAGTGAAAAAGAAAAATCAGCAGTTGAAAGAGCTATGTTGGCAATTTCACAAATTGAGGTTGCGGTTAAAACGTTTTGGGGTGATATCTACAAAAGAATGCCAAAACCTGAAATCGGAAATGTTGGTGCTACGTTTGCTGAGTCTGAAGTTAGACACGCAGATGCGTATTCACATTTAATTCAATTGTTAGGTCTTAATAATGAGTTTGAAAACTTATTACAAGTACCAGCAATTCGTAGAAGAATTAAATACTTAGAAAAATCTATATCAAATTCTAAGTCAGTTGAAAACAAAGAATACTTTGAATCTGTTGTATTATTCTCAATGTTCGTAGAAAACGTATCATTATTCTCACAATTTTTAGTTATGTTGTCTTTCAACAAACATAAAAATATGTTAAAAGGTATTAGTAATGCGGTTGAGGCAACATCAAAAGAGGAAAATATTCATGCTGAGTTTGGATTTGATTTGGTAAATCTAATCAAAGAAGAAAACCCATCATGGTGGACAGAAGAGTTAAAAGATGATTTGGTAAACGCAACAATGGAGGCGTATGAAGCGGAAAGTGAGATTGTAGATTGGATTTTTGAAAAGGGAGATTTAGATTTCTTGACAAAAGCTGAGACAATGGAGTTTATTAAAAATAGATTTAATATATCATTAAACTCTATTGGTATTGACAGTATTTTTGAAATCAGAGAACCTTTGTTAGAAACAACAGAATGGTTTGATGATGAAATTCTAACTACCAAACACACAGATTTCTTCAACAAAAGAAGTATTAACTATAGTAAGAAATCAAAATCAATTACGTCAAACGACTTATTTTAAAAAAAACAATAATAAAAAATTAATATGAAAGATAGAAAACCTTTTGATTGGATTAATGAAGAATCGGTAACGTTTCTACAAAGAGGGTATTTAAGTGAAGGTGAAGAACCTTTAGAAAGAATTAGAACAATTGCTGAACATGCAGAAAAGTTGTTAGGTATCGAGGGTTTTGCAGATAAATTCTACGACTACATGGGTAGAGGATGGTATTCTTTATCATCACCAGTGTGGGCAAACTTTGGAAAAAGAAGAGGTTTACCTGTAAGTTGTTTCGGGTCTAACATCGGAGATAACATCGAGTCAATCTTATATACACAGGCTGAGGTCGGTGAAATGAGTAAGATGGGTGGAGGTACCTCAGGTTACTTTGGTAACATTAGAGAAAGAGGTGCTGAAATTACTGACAATGGTCACGCACCTGGTTCAGTACACTTTATGAACTTATTTGAGAGTGTTGTTGATAACATTTCACAAGGTTCAACACGTAGAGGTAGATTCTCACCTTATCTTCCTGTAGAACATCCTGATATTATGGAGTTCTTGGAGATTGGTACTGAGGGTTTCCCTATTCAAGATTTGACACACGCAGTTACTGTGACTGACAAGTTTATGGAAGAAATGATTGCAGGTGATGATGAAAAGAGAGCAATTTGGGCTAAAGTTATTCAAAGACGTGGGGAGATTGGTTACCCATATATTATGTTCCACGACACAATGAACAACAAGACTGTAGATGTTTATAAAGACAAAGGAGCTACAATCTACAATTCAAACTTATGTTCTGAAATTGCACTTCACAACTCTGAAGAAGAGTCATTTGTTTGTGTATTGTCATCAATGAATGTTCTTCACTATGATGAGTGGAAAGACACAGACGCGGTTGAGACTATGACTATGTTCTTAGATGCTGTTGTAACTGAATTCTTAACTAAGATTGAGGACATCAGAGATAACGGAACTATCGAAGGTAAGAGAGGTTTCTTCTACTTGGAGAAAGCTTACAACTTCGCTAAGAGACAAAGAGCGTTGGGTCTTGGTGTATTGGGTTGGCACTCACTTCTGCAAAAGAGAGGTCTACCATTTGACACAAGAGACACTGCAAGGTTGAATGTTGAGGTATTTAAACTTATCAAAGAAAAGTCTTATAAAGCATCTGAAGAATTGGCGACAATGTTTGGTGAACCTGAATACTTAAAAGGTTACGGTAGAAGAAATGTTACGTTGAACGCTATTGCACCAACGACATCTTCAGCGTTTATCTTAGGTCAAGTATCACAATCAATTGAACCTATTTGGTCCAACTGTTATGTGAAGGATGTTGCTAAGATGAAGGTAACCATTAAGAACCCTGTTCTTAAAGAGTTATTAGATGAGTTAGGTCAAAATACCAAGGCAGTTTGGAACAGTATCAAACAAAACGATGGTTCAGTACAACACTTAGATTTTTTGAGTGATGAACAGAAAGAAGTCTTTAGAACTTTTGCTGAAATTAATCAGTCATCAATTATTAATCAAGCTGCGGTTCGTCAAGATTATATCGACCAATCACAGTCATTAAACTTAATGATTTCACCTGACATGCCGACAAGGGATGTTAACAAACTTCTTATTGAAGCTTGGCAGTTGGGAGTTAAGACATTATACTACCAACACTCAATGAATTCAGCTCAAGCTTTCGCAAGAAAGAAGTTGGGATTGAATGACCTTCACTGTGTGGCATGTGAAGGATAATAGATAAAATATCAGAAGAAATGAAAACTCAAAATATCTTCTGAGGTTAAGGAAGGGAAAAAAGGTCAGATACGTCTGACCTTTTTTATTATGGGTTTAGATAAAATAACCTGTGATTATATTTATGGAATATGGCAGACGGTAAAACATATGGTGTATTTTTCCCATTTAGGGATAGTGAACGTGGAGACTACGTAACCTTAACTCAAACTTCTGAGGATGAGATTAGGGCGGATTTGTTACACTTAATATTAACTCGTAAAGGTAGTAGGTATTATTTACCTGATTTTGGCACACGAATTTATGAGTTTATTTTTGAACCATTAGATGGTCCAACATTTGATTCTATTAAAGCGGATATCAGACAAGCGGTTGAAAAATACATACCAAACTTACAAATAAACAATATCACTGTTGAGCCATATTTAGACTCTGAACCATTACCTGGTGAAATTAACTATGAAGAGTTGGGTAACCAAATCTTTAAGATACCAGGACGAGGGACTGAAGAGTACACTGCGAAATTGAGAATAGATTATTCTATAGTTAATGGAACATTTTCATCTAAAGATTTCGTAATAATTAATATTTAATAGTATATGGCTAATCGTAGAATATCATACACAGAAAGAGATTTCGCAGGGTTAAGACAGGACCTGGTAAACTATACTCAACAGTATTACCCTGAACTGATTGCTAATTTTAATGATGCATCAATTTATTCTGTGTTTATGGATTTAAATGCTGCGATTGGTGATAACTTACATTATCACATGGACCGTAGTATTCAAGAAACGGTCTTACAATATGCACAACAAAAATCTTCAATATATAATATAGCCAGAACCTACGGGTTAAAGATACCTGGTAATAGACCATCAATTGCTTTGGTTGACGTTTCAATTACGGTACCAGCATTGGGTGACCAAGAGGATGAAAGATACTTGGGTATTATGAGAGCGGGTTCACAATTTATTGGTGCAGGTCAGGTATTTGAAAATCCAAACGACATCGACTTTAGTTCTCAATACAATAGTGATGGTTATCCAAACAGAACTAAGATTCCTAACTTTGATTCTAACAATAGACTTATTAATTATACTATTACTAAAAGAGAGGTTGTTGTTAATGGTTTAACAAAAACATTTAAAAAGGTTATCAGTAATAGTGATGTAAGACCATTCTTTGAATTTTTCTTACCTGAGAAAAATGTTATTAGTATTAATGCTATTATTCAAAAAGATGGTACTAGTTATCAATCACCACCACTTTATGGTGAATTTATCAATTCACCTGATAAATGGTACGAGGTGGATGCATTGGCTGAGAGTAGAATATTTGTTGAGGACCCTACAAAGCCTTCGGACCAACCAGGTATTAAAGTTGGTAAGTACATTGAAACTGAAAACAGGTTCGTATCTGAGTTTACACCTGAGGGGTATTGTAAGATTACTTTTGGTGGTGGTACAACAACACCTGAGGAACAACTACAAGAGTTCAGTAGAACAGGGGTACCATTAAGAATTCAAGATTATCAAAATAATATTGGTTTAGGTGTTACTGTAAAACCAAATACTACGTTGTTTGTACAATATAGAATTGGTGGTGGTAAGTCATCTAATGTTGGTGTAAATGTTATCACTCAATTTGGTACAACGAGATTTGACGTTAAGGGACCATCAGACACTATCAATCAAAATGTTATTAATAGTTTAAGATGTACAAATGTTACAGCTGCTATTGGTGGTGGAGACCTACCAACAACTGAGGAGGTACGTAACATGGTTTCCTTTAACTTTGCGGCACAAAAGAGAGCAGTAACTATCAATGATTATAATTCGTTGGTTAGAACAATGCCGAGTAGATTTGGTGCACCTGCGAAAGCCGCAATTACTGAAGAAGATAATAAAATTAAAATTGAACTATTATCGTATGACCCACAGGGTAAATTAACAGATTCAGTTTCAAATACATTAAAACAAAATATTGCCAATTATTTATCACACTATAGAATGATAAATGATTATATTCAGGTGACCACAGCAAATGTTATTGATTTAACGTTTGATATTTCTGTGGTTATTGATTCAACACAAAATCAGGGAGAGGTTATCACAAATGTTATTGATGGGGTAAACGATTACTTTACACCACAAAAACAACAGTTGGGTACAAATGTAAACATTTCTGATATTAGAAGAATAATTCAAAATATGCCAGGTGTGATTTCATTGGCAGATTTAAAAGTCTTTAATAATGTGGGGGGTAGGTATTCAAATTCACAAACATCACAAAGATATGTAGACAGTGAAACCAAAGAAATACAGTTAATTGATGACACCATTTATGCTGAACCTAATCAGGTATATCAGATAAGATTTATTGAAAGTGATGTCGTTGTTAGGGTGAAGACTTTGTCAAATACTGATTTCTCATAAATTACTACCATATACTTTTCTTAAAATCAAATTAAAATTAAGATGAATAACTATTTATCTTAAAAACTTATTATGCCAAAATCAATCAGAATAAGAACTGAACCTGGTGTTGATAAAAATATCAATATAAAGATTGACCAAGAGTTTGATTTCTTAGAGATATTGTCTTTAAAGTTAAGACAAGAAGATTTATACACACAATTCTGTGCTGACTACGGTGTGGTTGTTGGTCGTGTAATTGCCAATGGGGGTGTGGGTATACCAAATGCTCACATATCTATTTTTGTTCCTATTGACCAAATTGATGAGAACGACCCTGTTATCTCAACAATATATCCATTTAAATCTCCTGAAAGTAAAAACGAAGACGGGTTTAGGTATAACCTATTACCTTATGAAAATGAGTATTATGGTCATACCGCAACAGGTACGTTTCCAACGGATGAGGATGTCTTAACACGAAAAGAAGTTCTTCATGTATATGAAAAGTATTATAAGTATTCAGTAAGAACAAATGAATCTGGTGACTTTATGATTGTTGGTGTACCATTGGGTGCACAGAAATTGGTAATGGATTTGGACTTATCTAACATGGGTGAGTTCTCACTTAGACCTTCAGACCTTATTAGAATGGGTATGGGTGTACCTGCTCAGTTTGATGGTCAACTATTTAAAGCATCTGAAAATATTGATTCACTACCTCAGATTTTACACGATGTTAAAGACATTGATGTGTCGTCATTTTGGGGTGCTGATGATGTGTGTGACGTGGGCATCACAAGAGCCGATTTTGATTTAAGAGAGAGAGGTATTGAAATATTACCTCACTCGGTGTTTATGGGTTCAATTATATCTTCAAGTGAAGAAGATTTTTTAAAGGCGAGTTGCCGACCTAAAAAAGACACTGGTAATCTGTGTGATTTAACTGTAGGTCCTGGTCAGGTTTTAGCGATTAGACAGACTATTGAGGTTGATGAAAATGGTGACCCTGTGTTGGAAGAATATAAATTAGAAGAGGGTGGTAATGTTATTGATGATAACGGTACTTGGTTAGTAGATTTACCGATGAATCTTAATTATATAACTACAAATGAGTTTGGTGAAAGAGTAACTTCTAATGACCCAAGGGTGGGTATACCAACTAAAGCCAAATACAGATTTAAAGTTAAATGGCAGAATGAAGGTGGGTTAGATAATGATATTTTAAGAGCTAATTACCTAATTCCAAATATTAAAGAACACTGGGATATAGACCCTAGTAGTGATTATGGTAATCAACCTGAAGGTAAGTTTAATAAATCATATGCGTTTTCTTTAGATTGGAACGATTATGAAGACAAAGCTGCAGCCATAAAATGTGAGGATACATTCTATCAGTTTACCTTTAATAAGGTATATACAACCGCGGCTCATTTAGACCGTTTTAAATGGGGATTTAATAGACAAAAACATTTAGGTATAAAAAATATAACAGATAGAGATTGTATTACAGAAAATAATAAATTTCCAACAAATGAAGCACAAAGAAATTTCGACTTTTTATATTCTTTAATGTCTTTTATTTTGTTAATATTCACACCTGTCATATTATTACTAATTATTGTTGCTCACTTCTTATCTTTTATTGCGGAAATAATTATATTTTTTATAAACGCTCTTAGACCGTTAATAAATTTAGTTTATTTTCTTATATGTCCTGCGGTTGCATTTTTTAGTAAAAAGGTAAAACAAAGCGATTGTAGAGAACCTTTATTACCTGAGAAGGTTGAAAATCCAATAACCAATCTACCATTACCAATGTTAACATATCCTGATTGTGAGTCGTGTCCTTGTAAGTCAACTGCAAATGGTGGAAGTGCAGTCGGTACCGAAGAAAACCCAAAACCAGTTGAGCAACCTCAAGTTTTAGCAAGTGACTTGGCAGATTTTAATAATTATTTTAGATATAATGAAATTAAATGTGGTGATAGTGAAGTTGAAGACGAATATTTAGTTCAGGTTTATTCTGGTTATGAAGAAGGAATACCCGATGGGTTGGATAATGAGTCAGAACCTATATGGTTTAAAACACCTCTATATTATCAAACTAATGAAATGAATAATGTTACCTTTAATAGATGGAGGGCAACAGACACAATTTCAATGGGTCAATCTTTAAACTTATTAAATCAAAGGTCACGTTATTTCTTTAACAACAAACCAAATAGAATAACGACAAAAATTGTTAATAATGAACATGGTACTTTAAGTTATGCTAATGGTCGAAATACTTTTACTGATATGCCGTTAATCATGGTTTGTAGAGACGGTAGCAGTTATAATCCAGGTCAACTTATAACCTTTAACGATTTAGAATTAATAAATGACCCTAACATTAGTGGTCAAACACAAAATCAATACGATACTGATTCCATAACAGGTTCTGTTGAAAATAATTCATCGGCATACATACCAAAAACTGTTAGGTATATTGATGAAAACGGGGTAACTAAAACTAGTGTACTTGATTTATATAATGAAGATGTGACAGGTATGACCTATAACTTCAAAACAGGGTTAGAATATTTTCAAGTAGTTACTGCAACTACTTTAGGAAATATTGAAAATATTGTTGGTAATAGTTCAATTATTAATGATTATATCTTTAATAAAGATAGTGCTTATATATGTAAACATAATAGTACAAAATACAAAATAATTAAAAAAACCATCAAACAATTTGATGGTTATGAAAATCTTAAATTTGTTATCTTAACAAGAGGTGTTGACCCTTACACTCCAAAACAAAAAATAGAATATGATTTAACGGAGCTTTTAGGTTCTAATATAAAAATAAAAGGTCAATATTACTTAAATCATCCAATACAACCAAACGGTAATGGTTCATCATGGAAATTAGATGAAAAAACTCCACAACCACACCATCTAAGGTCAGGTTCTAATTGGTCTTCAACAACAAATAATAATGATAAATTATTTAATCAATCCTTTTTATTCAGTGTAAAATCTTCTGAATTCAATTCATTTGATTCAAAAGCCACTACAACCTATTCATCTATTGATAAACAAATTGGTTCACTAATAGGTGGTTTATATGTGAATGGTTATGAAAGTAGTAATGGTAAAACTAAATCAAAAAATGAATTTGAAATTAGTCATAACGGTCCATCACAAGGTAGGGTTGAGGGTGCTACATATCAATATACATCAAAATCTTTTGACTCAAACATTGATGACCATCTTCACTATTATACTGTTTCTACAACATATAAAAATTTAACTAATACTGTTCCACATACTACAATGTCTAACCATGAAAAATTAATCTTTAGGTCTGATAGACTTCCAGGTTCAGATAATATGGAGGTTGGTCTTGTGAATGGATATCATAATGTTCAGACGTTTGTTTTTCATCTTAATGATGGATTTTCCATTTATACCGTAAGTGATGACGGTAGTCAATCGGCATCTTATGACTATGGTACTGAAACTACTGCATCAGATGATACTGGAAATGCTGCTGATATGACGGGTGAAACAAATTCTAAATTAACAAGTGTGTTAAGTACTTTTAATTGTAGTGGTATGGTTCCTTTAGATTGTTACACAGGAGAAGGTATTAGTTTTACTGGTAACCCTAAATGTAATAAATGGGAAGGAGACGCTAATAATTATAGAGTTCAAAACGGATGTTATACTTTTGTAAATCCAGTTCTGTTTTTTAGTATAGGTAGAGACATGGCAAACTTTATGGAATGGAAATCAAGATATAAATTTATTTATGCTGCATGTAGAGGTATTTTTGGTCACGCATTCCAAAATAACTGGATAAACGGTACATTATATATGCCATCATTTCAAAAAAGGACATTTTACGATGGTAGTAACCAAGTAAGAAGATATAAATACTGTGGAGACCCAAATGAAAGTGCGTTTGGTATGTTCTTTTCAAATAGAGAATACCGTGGACCCTTATATTTTAATACGGATTCAAACTCATTCTTTTATAGGTCAGCACCATACTTTGGTAATGGTTTCGTTTCACAAGACATAGAGGCTGGTGGTGTTTTTGGTATTAAATATCCAGGTACTAATGCGGGTCAGATATTCTTCCCTACGACTATTATGGATATGGGACCAAAGACAGAATTTTTGAAAGATTTAATAATGGAACCAGAATTTCAATCTTACGTTGTGAATAAAATACCTACAACCACCTTCAAAGACATATCAGGTATTTTAAATCTTTATATTATTAATCGTTTAACAAATAGAAACTTTTTAGATAAAGTATTAGGCGGTAGAGACGATAGTGTTAAAGCCTCTTTTTCAAGAGACGGTGGTTATAATGTTTTTGACGGTAGAATGGACGGCGATTATGTTCAGATGATTAGTATTAATTCAGAATTTGGAGTTATACCGTATATTGATGGTAATTATGCGGATGGAATATATGTTGGTTCTGATAGTAAAGAAGATGCGGTAATAGGGATATGGTTTACAGGTGAAACCGCACAAAGAAAAGAATTAGGACCAGGAAAAATTACGATAGGTACTGTAAGTAGTGAGTTTAGTTATCCTAATGCTCAAGAAGTACCAAGTTATCAATGGGAGGTTAAACCTGACAATAAAAGTGGTTGGTTTGGAACACAATTAAATACATGGGCTACAGATAAAAATGATTTAATTGTTGTGAAATATCAAGATGAAAATTTTACAGGTGTTACTGATTATATGAAAACTAAAGCAGGTACTGGTTATGGGTATTTATACAATGAAAATCCACCAGGAACTGAAATAACTGATAAAGCCAATAATCAGGATAATAAATTTAGAGTAGGTTCACCATTTCATTTTTATTTTGGATTAAAAAGAGGTAAGAGTGCGATGAATAGGTTCATAACTAAGTTTGTAATATTGGATGACTAATGGGTAATCAAAAAAACAACGATACTATTAGAATTGTTAGAGGGTCTGACAGATATGCTGGTGCACCTAATACTGACCTGTTTATACAAGTGCCACTTAACTCAACCAAAAAAGAAAAAATTGAAGGTGACCGTAATGTATTGTTAAACTTAGAGGAGAGGTTTGACCACGAAAGACAGATATCCACTACATTTAGAGTGGCAGGTAAGATAATCAACATTTTTAATAATTCTATTTCAGGTAAGTGTAACAATTACGACCCGTTTAGAGATAGTTTATATTATATAAATGTTGAAGATTCAGTGACCACCAACGTATGGAGAGGATACCCTCAGTACGATGAATTTACATTTTTTAGAACTAGCTCTGTGAATAACCATATAAGTTACAAACCTAAAAGTGCCTCAACATATAATTGGTCTTTATATGTTACCTACCCTAGTTCAAATGACTATACTCAACAGATGACTTTTACTGATGATGAGTTTAATAATGTGAATAATTTTACTGTATCTGAAGGTGTACCATATGTTATAAAAAATAGAATTGTTAACGGAAAAAGGTTAATAAGTTTTTACTGTGGATTTAAACATAATATAACCAAAGGTGAGTATATCTACTTAAACACGACTGTGGATAACAAAAGGATGTTTGAAGTTTATAGTTTAGGTGACCAATCGTTTGGAAATGAAGAAACCGTATTAAACATATATGATTATGGGTTTACAGGTGCTGGTTTTAATGACGGTTCGGTAGGTACATTTAGGAGGGTTATAAACCCTAACAATTCTGGTGAAACCATGTCAGAATATTATGTTAGAAAACATAAAACACTGACGACAGTCGATAATGTAGACCTTACTAGATTAGGATTTGAGAAAAGTAATTTCCCTGTTCAAAAGAAATTAGAATATTCTGCGGCAACACCTAATAAAGTACAAAGAATATCGGTAAAGGACGGTAGAAATGATTTTGGTTTTTCTTTTGACAAAGAAATTGATATCATAGGATTAATTGACAACTTAGACCGACCACTTACTGAGTTATTTGTGACGATAGTTAACAAAGGTTATATGGGTTGGTTTAACAATCCTTTTAATCCTGGTACATTCACCAACAATCAAACAGGTATTGAAGTGGGGTGGAGTTTTAACTTTAAAAAAGACACCTTAGATACGTGGTGGCAAAAAAGTAACCAAAATAACAAAGATAATATACCTTTTGGTACTTACAATATTGGGCTAAAAACGTTCTATTACAATCAAGATTTACCTTTAGGACACGAACTAAAAGGTGATATATGTGAGTGGAACAAATACGACCAAAAGGAGACGGTCTTATCTAAAATGTCACATAAATTTTCGTTTAATAACAACTATTTTGACGATAATGGTAGTCAAAACCTACCTTTTGGGTATGCATACCAACCACACTATAGTATACCTATAAGGGCGTATTCTGATTATGTAGAAACTGGTGACGAGGATAAGGTTTCTGACATCCCTGACTACTCATTTTACTCAGAATTTGAGGGATTATGGAGATGGAGAGACATATATTCTTATGGTTATATTGATACGAGTGGTAATGGTGTTGACCATCCATTTTTAAATGATAATCACTACCCTTTTAGTCAAGTTATCTTCTTACAAACGCCGATGACAAGAAATAACAACGTCTTTAACGACATAATCTACCCACCATTAAGAGATAATTGTGAATAAATTTAGATTTACTGTAAAACAGACCGATACGGAGATAGATTTACCTATTGAAATCAAATTTGATGGTTTAGGTAGGGAAGATTTGGTGCGACAATATGAAAATGATGTATTGGAGGAGATTATAAACCCTATTGAAGATTTTGAGGTTACCCGTTATTCACACAATGAATGGTTGGACGATAATCAAAATGAAAAAACAAGCACCACTTACAGTTTTCACTTTTTTAACAGACAAATATCTGTTGAAAACACAACTGCTGCCAATAATGGTATGTGGGTTTCTGATTACAATTATATCTACCCACCAGCATATTCAAATTATAGTGGTATAACATTTACCGATAAAGAATTGTATTACTATGCAAATTCATTTAAGAGAAGTTTCTTTAAGATAGACTTTTACGATAGTGTTAAACCTGAAAACCAACAATTATATTTCACTATTATCATTCCAACACAACAAGGGAGAAAAGAAAGTGTAGATATTGGTACCGCTTCAGTTCCAAATGTGGTTGATTTAAGGACACCTACATTTGATTTAGATTTTGTGGGTGATAAGGAAGGATATTTTATCTATTGGTTAAAAAGTAGAGAATATATTAATATTGATGATTTCTATATGTCGGCAAAATTCTTCAATGCCAAAACAGGTCAGTTCACACGAATGATGAACAGACCACAATCGATGTTAACCGATAAGTTTAATTTTAACAAAGAAGAGTACTTTTATTATAAAGTAAGTTTGGATGTTAATAATTATGTATATGAGGTTTTCAAAATGTTTGGAGCACAAAATAGGGTAGGAACAACGATTGAAAACATAAACTGGTATGAATATGTAAACCCACAATAATGGAAGAGAAATATTACATAAAAATATCGCCTGAGTCTATCAAGGGTGATGTGGTCCAAGAATTCTTTAGTGGAAATACTTTTGGGGTGTATACAGGTATGACTCAAATACTAAGTGGGGGAACCAACGGAAGTAGTTTATTAACGGGATTAACCATACCATTAGTATTCAGACAAACATACGAAAATTTAGGGTATTACACACCTTTTGATGGTTTTATTTTACAAAAAGATGTGGTTAATAATTTTGTAACGGATAAAGACCCTAACAATCAATATACAATTAGACTCTATAATACTTCAGACCAATACAAAGGATTTCTAAAATTGGCAAATTATACTGTTGACTGGGGTGATGGTAATACAGAACCTCTGACATCGAATGCTCCTCAATACTTATCACACACCTATCCAAATGTTTCTACAGGGTATACTATTACCTTGACACAAAACAATCCGTGGGGTCAAACAATAGTTGAAAAGAAAGTTTATTTACCAACAACGGGGGTAACAGTTAATAATCCTCAGGGTGAGATTACGTTTGTCCCTCAAGGGGGTAATTGGTCAGGTATACCGATAAGTTACAAATATATTTTTACAGGTGACAGTTCAAATACTGTTGCAAGTCAAACATCAAATAATTTTACGTCTGTACCATTTGTGGTTAGTGGATTTACATCTTCGAGATTAAATGAATTAAAATTATACGGTAAGGTATCTTTTGACGATACTGTGACTGTTAAAAAACAAGGACAAGATTATGGTAAAGTAAACTCAATGACGAGTGCTTATACCTCATATACAATCAATAATGTTAACTATTACGACTACCCTGATGGTACAACATTATACATCGCCAATTCATCAGGTTTAACAAGTAATGAGCTTGTTGCATCTGCGATTACTAAACAAGAAGTATTAATTAACGTAGTTGACTCACCAGAAATACAATCTGAAATATTTATTGAGAGAGGTAAACTATCAGGCTTTGAGTCGTTGCAGAGATTGGGTGAAGTTGATAACATGGGTGACTTAACTTCTTATGGTTATGGTTACTTCAAAATAAACAAACAGAAAGAATAAAAAAATGGCATTAGGAACATACGG